TCTTAACTGGAGGAAAAAAGAAAACCAAACCATTACATATTACCACACTTAAAATAGGAGAACGAGACATGTTAGCAATAAGTTTAGTATTTGGATCTTTTCTAACAATATTGTTCCTTATAGTAGGAGCCATTGGTGGTTGGGTTGCCAGAGAGTATTTTATGAACTATCATGATATCAAAGTTCATCCAGAGATGTTTGATGTTAATGGAAACTTAGTTCCAGATGAAATTGTAGCATTCAGATTTGAAAACAATTATGACAACGAAGAAGACGACAGCGACGACTAGAAAGAAAGCGTCAACAACTAAAAAACCAGTAAGAAAAACTGCGGTTACTGCTAAACCAAAAGTAGCAGCGAAACCAAAAGTAATTTCACAATCTATTCCAGATTTACCTGTAAATCCCTTTGCATATGAAGTTTTTGATGCTGCTTCAAAACAAAGAAGTAAGGGTAATAAAGTTAAGGTACTTCAAAAATATTCTGATCCATCTATCAAAGCACTTTGTATTTGGAATTATGATGAGTCTGTAATATCTTTACTTCCTCCAGGTGAAGTTCCTTATGGTACAAATAAAGAGGATGGTAATACTACAGGAACTTTATCTGATAAGATAAATGATGCTGTTGGTAAAATGAATGAAATGGGATCTACTTCTTTAGGATCTCAGGATCAAGGAAGAACTACAATTCGTAAAGAATATACTAAATTCTATAATTTTATAAAAGGTGGTAATAGTGGATTAAGTGGTCTTCGTCGTGAAACGATGTTTATTAATATATTAGAGGGATTGCATCCATTGGAGGCAGAAATTCTTTGTTTAGTAAAGGACAAGGATTTAGAATCTAAGTATAATATTTCTAAAGAGATAGTTTCACAAGCATTTCCAGATATTAGTTGGGGTGGTAGATCATGAGTGAAATTAAGGAACCAGTTGTGGATGACAAAAAAGTAGAAGAAAAATTAGTTAATAAAAAACCACCAATATGGTCTAAAAAAGAAAGAGAATCTTCTAAAACAAATTATGGGTGTGAGATTATAATTGAAGATGGATCTATGGGTGATGTAAGTGTTAAGCATGCTCCTTCAGATGCTTTTATTGTCAAATATATGTTTGAGGATAAATTGCATATTGATTTAACTAGGGGATCTAAAATTAATATATTTGATATGTATTATGATAAGTTTAAACAAGGTGGTATAAAATCTATTGATTATGGATACGGTACTATTAAACCAAACTTATGGGGTTATCAAAATCCAGGAGCAAAAAAGAAAAAAAGAAAGGGGTAAACCAAAATCAAACTTTTTTTCCCATATATCCCGACAAAAAATCGGGGTATTTTTTTGCTCTGTAGGGTCGATGTAGTAAAACGACATATTACTTGACTAAATAGTTGAAATGTGTTAGTATTAACACAACGTTCATCCTCTGAAATGGGGACGCAAGTAAGCCGACTCGGAACGGATCGTTCATCTCATGAACATTTTATTCGCTGCTATTACATCAACTGCATTTACAGGTTTTTTGACTTGTGATCAGGCGAATGATCTTATCGATAAGATAAAATCTACTTTTGAGCATAGATCTGAGATTGTACAAATGATCAAGGATTTTAGTGAAGAATGTGATTGGGACGCAAAAGCCGACTAAAGGAACGGATTAAAAACCCTACTACTTTGGAGTAAAGCCAATGGCAAAAGTCACTTACCGTGGAAACGAGTACGATACAGAAGAGTATCGTGCAATGCTTATCGAAGAGCATAACAAAACCAGAAACTACGATCTAATGTATCGTGGTATTAAGGTTAGAAGCAAGGCAAGAGCCTGCTCCTAAGTTCCACAGAACTAAAGAAAAAGAGGAAGGGGGTTGAACCCCTTCTTTTTTTATGTTATAATATATTCAAATTATATTGCTAATGACTAGTAGAGTAACGTTACTAATTCAAACATTAGAGTATTGGATTGGGCAAGATCATCTTCATACAAATAAACAGATTGAAGATATGAAAGCACAGTTGAGAGTAATTAGAGAGGAACTTAATGGACGTTAAATTTGTAAGTATCACTCCCGATGCTGAGAAGATGATGGCGTATATCGCTAGGGTATCAAATCCATCCAATCAGCAAAATGAGAATTATTCGGGGTTATTAAAGTATTGTATTAAACATAATCATTGGAGTGTATTTGAACAGTCCTCGATGACTTTGGAGATCGAGACGACGAGGGGATTAGCGGCCCAAATTCTGAGGCATAGGAGCTTCACATTCCAAGAGTTTTCTCAGAGATATGCTGATACAAAACTCTTAGATACTGAGATACCTGTGCCAGATTTGCGTAGTCAGGATACAAAGAACCGTCAGAATAGTAATGATGATATTCCACAGGAGAAAAAAGAGGAGTATCAGGCACTCATTGCAAGGCACTTTGAGGATTCTATGAATCTCTATAATGCTCTGTTAGAAAACGGAGTCGCAAAGGAATGTGCCAGATTTGTGCTTCCACTTGCCACTCCAACAAGACTGTATATGACTGGTTCGTGCCGTTCTTGGATTCACTACATTAATTTGAGATCTGCACACGGTACACAGAAAGAGCATATGGATGTTGTGGAAAAGGCAAGATCTATATTTGTAGAACAGTTTCCATCAGTATCAGAAGCCCTTGAATGGGGCAAATAAATAACTTTACAAATTATTGAAATTATGGCAACATATCCAGTAGTACATAAAGAAACAGGCGAACAGAAAGAAGTCGCAATGAGCATCCATGATTGGTCTAAGTGGTGCGAAGATAATCCAGATTGGACTAGGGATTGGTCCGACCCATCAACAATGCCTGGCACTGGGGAAGTCGGTGATTGGCAAGATAAGTTGAGAAAGAAAGCACCTGGTTGGAATAGTATTTTAAAGAAAGCACAGAAAGCAGCTCCAAGGAACCATACCATTAAACAATTCTAAACAAATGCCTAGAAAGAAGAAGACCAATGGTGATCAACCAATTGGTATTGGATTGACGACTAAGCAAATAAAAAGAAAGAAACCTATTAATACAAATTATCTTGTTGATATAGAACCAATTACAGATAATCAAAAAAGATTATTTGAATCTTATAAAGAAGGTAAGCATATTGTTGCATATGGAACTGCTGGTACAGGAAAAACTTTTGTTACCCTTTATAATGCTTTAAAGCAAGTATTAGATGAGACAACTCCATATGAGAGAATCTATTTGGTTCGTTCATTAGTATCTACTCGTGAGATTGGGTTCTTGCCTGGTGATCACGAAGATAAGGCAGACATATACCAGATTCCATATAAGAATATGGTGAAGTATATGTTCCAGATGCCATCTGATGCAGATTTTGAGATGCTCTACGGCAACTTAAAGGCACAGGAAAGCATTAAGTTTTGGAGTACTTCTTTTATTCGTGGAACTACTTTAGACAACTCTATCGTGATTGTAGATGAGTTTCAGAACCTCAATTTTCACGAACTAGATTCTATTATTACTCGTATTGGAGAGAATAGTAAGATTATGTTCTGTGGTGATTCAAGTCAATCAGATCTAATTAAAACAAATGATCGTAATGGTATTGTAGATTTTATGAACGTCTTGCGTAAAATGCCATCCTTTGATATAATAGAGTTTGGTATAGATGACATAGTTCGTTCTGGATTGGTCAAAGAATATATCATAGCAAAACTTGAAAATGGTTTTTAATGTTTAATCATGTTGAACTAGATCTTCAACCTCTTGAAAGAGAACATATTGATGGAGTTCGTTACTATAAGATACCTGATGAGGAAGAACTTGTCAAAATGGTTTCTATTACTTCAGTAACTAGCCATTTCAATAAGGAGATCTTTGTTAAGTGGAGAAAGAAAGTTGGTAATGAAGAGGCAGATCGTATCACTAAGGCGGCTACTGGTCGTGGAACTGATATGCATACTCTTACAGAACATTATCTAAAGAATGAGGACTTACCTAAAGGATTACGTCCTATTTCTGATTTTTTATTTAAGATTTCAAAGGGTCATCTTAAGAAAATAAATAATATATACGCTCTGGAAGGACCGCTATATAGTAAAGAACTAGGTATTGCTGGAACTGTTGATTGTATTGCTGAATATGATGGCGAGTTAGCGATAATAGATTTTAAAACATCTAAGAAACCTAAACCAAGAGACTGGATTGAGCATTATTTTGTCCAGTGTATGGCATACGGTTGTATGTTATATGAGATGAAGGGTATACCCATCAAAAAACTTGTAATCATTATGGCTTGTGAAAATGGAGAATGTGTCATCTATGAAGAAAGAGACAAAGCAAAGTACATCAAACTACTGCAACAGTACATTACAAAATTTGTTAACGATAAACTGGAACTCTATGGAACCAAGTAAAGAATTAGAAAAGGCTATAGAGAGTAAGTTTCTTACACCTCAAAAGTTTGCTATGGAGATCGAAAAGATTGTAGCAGAAGAAGATTTTAATTATATTGATGCAATTTGCTATTATTGCGAAAGTAACAATATTGAGGTAGAATCAGTATCGAAGTTAATTTCAAAACCATTAAAAGAACGACTGAAATGGGATGCAACACGTCTCAATTATATGAAGAAAACTTCAAG